AAAGAACTTTTTCTTAAAGCAAAGGAGCAAGTTAATGACAAAGATTTGCCAAGTATTGATCGTGCTGTGGCTTTCTATGTTGTTAATAAGTGTTCTTTCAGTGGTCTCACAGAGAGTTCTTCATTTTCAGAACAAGCGTCCAACTCAAATTTCAGTTTGCGGGGAATTGAAAAACTGACTGGATATTCTAAGATAATTGAGAAGTGGCGTATAACTAATTACTCCTATGATTATCTGATGGATGGAAACAAGGGTGCTTTTATGTATCTTGATCCTCCTTATGACATTAAGGATAATCTCTATGGGCGTAAAGGATCAATGCACAAAGGATTTGATCACGATAAGTTTGCTGCTGATTGTGATGCTAATAATATGGATCAGTTGGTGAGTTATAATTCTGATCAACTTGTAAAAGATCGCTTTAAGAACTGGAACGCTGCTGAGTTTGATCTCACTTATACGATGCGTTCTGTTGGTGAATATATGCGTGAGCAAAAACAGCGTAAAGAACTCTTGCTTTTTAATTATGGAATTGAAGGACTGGTTGAACTCAATTAATTTTACAAAGGAGGATTTATCTGAAGATATTAAAGATTATCCGCCTTATATTATTAATAAATGCCTGTCAGGGCATATTGATTGCGTGATGTATGCAAATGAGATGAATATGAATCATCATATTAGTAAAGATATGCAATATTCGTTTTATCTAAATAGTCTAAGGAAAAAGAAGAGATTTTCTCCTTGGATCCGAAAAGATAAGGTTACAGACTTAGAATGTATTAAATCATACTATGGTTATAGTAATGAAAAGGCATCTCAAGCACTGAAAATCTTAACAAAAGAACAACTAACTTTCATCAAAAAACGACTTGATATTGGAGGAAAAAAATGACTACTACGGTAGAACCTGAAGTCCATTGGTCACAAGATCAAATGGTAGAGGTGATTCTTAATGAACCTGATGATTTTTTGAAGGTCCGTGAAACTCTAACTCGTATCGGAGTTGCATCCAGAAAAGAGAAAAAACTCTATCAATCTTGCCATATTCTACATAAACAAGGTAGATATTATATTGTTCATTTTAAGGAACTGTTTGCACTTGACGGTAAACATGCGAATTTAACCGTGAATGATGTACAGCGCCGTAATCGTATTACTCGTCTTCTTGCTGATTGGGGATTGATTACTGTTATTAAACCTGATTCAGTAACAGATATTGCCCCACTTAATCAAATTAAGGTCCTTTCTTATAAAGATAAGGGTGATTGGATTTTGGAGCAAAAATATAATATCGGTAAAAAGGGGAAAACAGTAGAAACCGAATAAATAAGTGTGAGACTCTTTTCGTGCGGTCTCTACAAAAGTCGGAACACCCTATAAAGAGGTTCGGTTTTTACCGTTCCTCTTTTTTTAGTTTCTATTATAATGAGTAATGGATGCCGAAAGGATCCACACAATACAAACTCGCTTTAAAAAGGAGCTACCATAATGACCAGTATCACACGATATACTGCTGCGGATCTTCCTGCCCTAATGGATAGGATTACAAGAAATAGTATCGGCCTTGATGAATACTTTGACCGACTGTTTAATCATCACGAAACTACTTCCAATTATCCGCCTTATAATCTTGTTCAGGTAAGTAACGTAGAATCTCGTTTGGAGCTTGCACTTGCAGGATTCAAAAAGAAAGAAGTTTATGTTTATACTCAAGATGGAAAACTTTTTGTTGAAGGTCAAAAAGAAGACAAGGAAACGGAGTCCAACTACCTTCATAAAGGTTTGGCCCAACGGAGTTTTAAGAGGGCGTGGACACTTTCTGATGATACGGAAGTTAGATCAGTTGATTTTGAGGATGGACTTTTGACCGTGACTCTTGGTAGGATTGTTCCTGATCATCATAAACGAAAGGATTATCTCTAAATAAAAGAAAAAAACAAATGAAGTCTTTCGCCGATTTTATTTCTGAGGTACAATTGATTGGATATAAGATGGCAGTGCCTCATTATACCCAAGCTCCAAAAATGAAAATTCCTAAGGGAAAAGCACTTCCAAAAAGATCTAGTTCCAGTGCCAGGGGTGGGCATGGTGGTGGTCATGGCGGTCACGGTGGTGGACATGGTGGAGGTGGTCATGGAGGCGCTGCTGGTGCAGGATCTGGTGCTGCGGGTAACGGAGGAAATGGAAATGGTGATGGGGACTAAATACTTTTGAATATCGTCGCCGCGAGGAGCACCTGGCAAATTTCAGGTTGACTCCTCCTTTTTTTCTTGCTAAAATAAATTCAGGTATGGAGTAACAATGACAGTACGATTAATGCTTTTGAAATCTGGCGAAGATATAATCGCAGATATAAAGGAAATGGTTGTTGGTGAAGAAGATGACACAAGGTTGGTAGGTTATTTTCTCAATAAACCATGTGTTATTAAAATGACACCGCCATCAAATGTTCCTGAAGAATTTGATAAGGATGCGATGGAAAAGGATCAATCACAAGCTTCTTTTAAGGTCACATTGTTTCCTTGGATGCCACTATCCAAAGATAGTATTATTCCAATTACTAAAGATTGGGTAATTACAATTGTAAATCCAACGGATAAATTAAAAGACATGTATATTAATGAGGTTATCAATTATGCAAAAGATGGTGAAAATTCTAGTTCTGATGAGCGATCAAATTCTAATCAGTCAGATTGAAGAAGTTGGGGCAGATATTGGAGAACCTGATTGTAAGTTAATTAACCCATTCCTAATTAAGGAATCGCAAATTGAAGGATTGTCGAGAACATTAGAACCATTTTTAATGGGAGTTACAAAACAAGATACCTTTATGATGAGTTCTGATAAGATTTTAACTCTTGCAGATCCAACACCTACACTTCTTGAAAAATACGAGGACCTTATTAAGGAATGAGATTTTATACTAATGTTCAATTGATTGGAAATCAATTTTTGGTTCGTGGTTATGATAATGGGCAACATTTTGAGACAAGAGATGAGTTTTTTCCAACTCTTTTTGTAAAAACTAAAAAGGAATCCAAGTATAGAACATTAAGTGGCGAACCTGTAGAACCAGTTCAACCTGGAACTGTCAGAGATTGTCGTGAGTTTTATGGTAAGTATGAAGGTGTAGATGGATTTGAGATTTACGGAAATGACCGTTATATCTACCAATACATTTCAGAAAAATATCCAGAGGATGAAATTAAGTTTGATATTACTAAAATTAAACTTGTAACTCTGGATATTGAGGTTGCTTCGGAGCAAGGATTCCCTGATGTCGAATCTTGCTGTGAAGAAATTCTTGCAATTACTATTCAGGATTATACAACAAAGAAAATCATTACCTGGGGAGTTAAACCATTCAATAATACTCGTAATGATGTTACTTATAATTTGTGCGAATCTGAGTACGCCCTCTTGAACTCATTCATTCACTACTGGATGCAAAATACTCCAGAAGTAATTACTGGTTGGAATATTCAACTATATGATATTCCATATATTGCTAAACGACTTAATCGTGTTCTTGGCGAAAAATTAATGAAGCGTCTTTCTCCTTGGGGACTTGTGACTGAAGGGGAGATTTATATTAATGGACGTAAGCATACATCTTTTGATGTTGGTGGCGTAACTCAATTGGATTACTTGGATCTTTATAAAAAGTTCACATATAAAGCACAAGAATCTTATCGTCTTGATTATATTGCTGAAGTTGAACTTGGTCAGAAAAAACTTGATCACTCTGAGTTCGATACATTTAAAGATTTCTACACCAAAGGTTGGCAAAAGTTTATTGAATATAACATCGTTGACGTAGAACTTGTTGACCGTTTGGAAGACAAGATGAAACTGATTGAACTTGCGCTTACTATGGCATATGACGCTAAAGTGAATTATGTTGACGTATTCTATCAGGTTCGTATGTGGGATAATATCATCTATAATTATCTTAAAAAAAGAGATATTGTTATTCCCCCTAAAGAGCGTTCTGATAAAGATACGAAGTATGAGGGTGCTTATGTAAAGGAACCTATTCCTGGAATGTATGATTATGTGGTAAGTTTTGATTTAAATTCACTTTATCCGCATTTAATTATGCAATACGCAATTTCCCCAGAAACACTTGTGGAAAAATATGAACTCAATAAAAGAATTGCTGAACTTGAAAGTATGCTATAATATAAATAGGATATAGGTAGTTTATAATCA